AATTATGCAACAGACTCTTAATGATGAAAATAAAACAGATCAGGAAAAGGCAAATGAAGATTTTTTAAAATTTGTTTCAGATTCAAGAGACTGGGCTTACCAGTATATAGATGATGTTCAGGCAGGATTAACTAAGTTTATTAGTGATATTGAGCCTGAGATAGCATATTTTGATGAGTATGGAGTGGTGGGCTCTGCGTATCCACACTACCATTCAATGAAGAAAATTTCTGGGGCATATAAAGAACTAAAGAAACTGCTACCAGAAGACTATGGTAAAATAGATATATGATTGAAAAACCTTCCGAAAAAGACGATATCTATTTAGCGAATGTTGCAAAAATAGGAAACTCTCCAGACAACATTATATATATAGAAAATGTTTTGCATAAAGATGAGCACAAGCAGATACTTGACTTTGTAACACGTCGCAAGTTCTGGGTGCCACAGCCATGGGATGCTAAGACTATTGCGCTAGACCAGATGTCTGACGAAGTTATTGATTCATTAGAAAAGGTGTTTACAGTAGCCTATGAAAAGGCTAAGGATGTTTATGATGTGCCAATTGATATTTTTTCAAAGGACAGATTTAACTTAATTAAATTTGAAAAAGATTTTGTTTTGCATCCACACGCAGATGTTAGTTCAAATGAGTCGCTGCACATTGCATCAATTTATTACATCAATGATGACTATGAAGGTGGGGAAATACATTTGATAGACCATAATATTAAAATTAAACCAAAGCCTAACAGTCTAATTATTTTCCCTGGAAATGAAAATTATACACATGAAGTGTTTAGAATTTTAGAAGGAGAAAGATATAGTTCATCTCTATGGTTTCAATTCACTGGTTCTAACTTTAATAAAAATAGAGAATGGTATGATTAAAATATGACAAAAGCAAATCTTGGAAACTCTGTAGACAATATACAGATTGTAGATAATGTTTTATCTGAAGAAGAGCACACACAACTGCTTGAATATGTAAATGGTATCGAGTCTTGGCATAGGCAGCCGTGGGGTGTTAAATTCTTTTTATCAAAAGATATGCCAGAAGAAATTGTTGACTCATTAGAAAAGATCTTTAGGATTGCATATCAGAAGTGCACAGACCTTTACGATGTAAACCTTCGTGTTTTTGAAAGACATGAGGTCCATTTGATTAAATTTGAAAAGAATTATAAGATAGATGGGCATGTAGATACTACTGGAGATTTTGCCGTAATATATTATATTAACGATGATTATGCAGGAGGAGAAATCAGTTTCCCAAATCATAATTTAAAAATTAAACCTAAGCCAAATAGTTTTGTTGCATTTCCTAGCAACCAAGACTACTATCATGAAGTCCTTGAAAATGTTGGCAAAGAAAGATATTCCTCTACTCTATGGTTTAACTTTGAGGGCTCGCCTTATCGGGGTAACATAAACCAGTATAACGGACTAAAAGGAATGCAGCCGTAGGGCTGTGATAGAATAGAGTAATGATAGTCCTCAAGTCAATAAAAAATCTTAGCCTTTTTATATGCGAAGAAGAATTGTGCGAGGATGAAAGTACACAAGTTTGGGCAAATTCTGAAAGCAGAATTGCTGACTTGTGTGATCTACACTATAGTGAAGCAACAAAACATAAGGAGAAATAAAATGAATGAACAAATCAAAGCAGTATTAGCGTCATACGGAAGATCAGTTCTTGGTGCAGCAACAGCGTTGTATGCGTCTGGAGTAACAGATCCACAGACACTGGCATACTCACTACTTGGTGCACTTGTGCCAGTTGTATTGAGAGCAGCCAACCCTTCAGACACAGCATTCGGAAGAATGCCCTCAGTTGAAGAGGTTGATAAGGCAGTTAAGTCTGCAAAGGTTGTTAAGAAGACCGCAAAGAAGGCTCCTGCAAAGAAGTCATCTGGTGGAGGAAAGACAACTAATCAAGTAAAGTAGTTTTAGTATAGACTGGCAGGCTTGTTGTTTAGCAGGCCTGCTTTTCTATGCTCGTATATTTTGTTCTGAATTTTTCTTGATGTATATATCATGAAATCCAAGATCATTTAAAACCATTGCATCTACAGACCAATTACTGTTAAAATGCAAAAACTCGTTTACACTTTGAAACACCCCTACTGGATGATCATACAAAATGCTGTCATAGTTTACGTAAGATGTTAAACCTACAACTCCACCGACATTTGTTAACCTAGAACAATGTCTTAATAGGTTTCTTATTAATAATCTATCTGTGTCCATATCTAATAGAATAAGGTCATACCTTTTATTCAGTGTTGGAACTATGTCCTTTGCATCTCCCTTTATTAAGTTTACATCAGGATGATATGAAAATTTATTCTTTATATACTCCTCATGACTTGCTGAACTATCGTCTAAAGGACGGTCTTCTTGTACTGCAATGCCATGTGCACTATTATAAAAGTCTACAAGATCAGCACTTTTAGCGTTTGCTGTATTTATAAATATTTTAGCAGAATAGCCCCAAGCAACCCCCACCTCTAAATATGATATATTTTTATTTAGGGTTTTTGCGTACTCATCTTTTGAGGTATATAGTCTTGCACCGTTCAACTGATTTTGTGATATAGGAAATGCCATTTCGATTTCATTATCTTCGTATCTTTTTTCTTCGTTATAGCCCAGTTGTCGTCTTATCGTTTTGCCCATAGATATGCCACCCTTCAGAAATAGTGCTCTATATGTTTTACAGTATATCATGAAATATGATATAATATATATCTACCTAATATAGGTAGTATAATAAAATATTCCGTCATGATACATGCAGTTGCTTTTAGCAACCTTATTGCTGAGTACGGATAAGCCAGGGTCGCAACCTGGGAGACCTGAGTAAGTCTATAAACTGCTCCATTATTATGTTACAATATAGTTGTCCCACACAAGACCTTAGTGATGGATTAGTTACCCATTGGATAGAGACCGTGGCGCAAGTCAGGTGAATTGCTTGTGTGGGACCTAATATTTGACGGTATAATAATACCAATGACTGACAAAGAGTTAGACCATTATAATAAGCAGCAGTATAAAAAGATGCTTGCCAAGATAAAAGAAGATTCTGGCTGCGTAGATTGCGGAATCAATAATCATATTATCTTAGATTTTGACCACATAAGAGACAAGAAGTATAATGTATCAAGGATGATCCATGATGGGTTTTCGTGGAAGGCTATCAAGAAAGAGATCGAAAAGTGTGAAGTGGTTTGCGCTAACTGTCATAGGATAAGGACTCATAAAAGACTAAACGGCATGCTATAATGGTTGTATGCCATATAAAGTAGGTGCTAAAGGAAGTTACGGTTGCTCAGGATACCCTGCGTTAAAAGAGGGTACCAATGAGGTAATGGGTTGCCATACCTCTAGAGCAGAAGCAGCAGCACAAATATATGCAATTAATCGTAGTGAGGGAAACATAGGTAAAGCAATGCCAAACTTAAAAGAAGGCGATTTCGCCATGACAGCACATGGATCTGATGAAGAGGTTCACATTGGTCAGGTAGTCCATGTAATGCGTGAAGGCATGCTTGGTGTTCCTGGTGGAGAGTATTCTCTTGAGGCGACTGCAGAAAATCCAGCAGTACTAATTCAATTATTTGAACAAGAAGAAAATGGTTTTTGGGAAGCAACTAACCTATACACAGGTTGTATGATGTCCTTGATGATTCCTATTGATCCACTTCCACAAGAGCCAGAAGATTCAGAAGTTGCTATGGCAATGTACGATGCATCAATTGGTAAGGCGTACGAAGGTTGCGGATGCCCAATGTGCAAAGAATTAAATGTTACATGCGAAGAGTGTCCACAGTGCCAGTCTGGAGATATGAAGTCAAACTGCTGTGGCAATGTCACAAAGCAGGCACCATGCTGGGATGGATATGTACAACGTGGAATGAAGCCAGGAGAAGGTGGAGCAATGGTTCCAAACTGTGTCCCTGCTGCAAAGGCAGACGACCTTTGGGAAGATGATGACACAGTTGAATACGAAACAGATTCAGTATCAAAGGCTGAAGGTTATTCACCACCAGCGGGAGCAAGATCTGCTGCTCGTAAAGCAATTAAGTTTAAAGAAGATGGTAAGGCAACTGGTGCAGGAACTGCAGTTGGTTGGAGTCGTGCAGGGCAGTTAGCAAGGGGAGAGACTATTTCTCTTAGTACTGTTAAAAGAATGTTCTCATACTTCTCACGACATGAAGTAGACAAGAAGGGTAAGGACTGGGGTAACCAGGCAAACCCATCTAACGGATATATCATGTGGCTTGCATGGGGCGGAGACGCTGGTTTCTCATGGTCAAGAGGAATTGTTAATCGTGAAAAAGATAAGGCATTATTTGCTGACTTTGGTAAGGATTATACAAAGGTACAAACAGAAAGACACTCACTATAATGCCAAAGAAAAAAGCAGCAGCGTTTAATCCTATTCAGATTAAAGATGGATGGATCGTTAGAATGTATAAAGATGGTCGTATTAAGTCTAAGATTGCACCATACGAACCTAAGCATCCTAAAAAGTAAAGTACCCCTGGCAGGAATCGAACCTGCGACGCTTGGCTTAGAAGTCCAACGTTCTGTCCACTGAACTACAGAGGCTTGGTATCTCCAACGGAATTCGAATCCGTGTTGCTGCCGTGAAAGGGCAGAGTCCTAGGCCACTAGACGATGGAGACACAGTACATCTGGAAGGACTTGAACCTTCGGCTCTCCGCATATAAGGCGGGTACTCTAACCAACTGAGTTACAGATGCTTAATTAGAGCGAGTGACCAGAATCGAACTGGCACTACCAACTTGGAAGGATGGTGCACTACCATTATGCAACACTCGCTTTGTACACCAGGTAGGACTTGAACCTACGAATAGCCGAATTATGAGTTCGGTGCCTTAACCAACTTGGCTACTGGTGCTAGACCCTATTTAATTAATAAGCCAAAGAATGTTCCAACTAAAAAGCAAAGAATTCCAACTGTCCAATGATAGTATGTCTTCATGTGCTCTTTAATAATTACATGCTTTAGTTCGTCTGGAATCTTTTTTACTTTATCGTAATCAATCACGATTATCTCCAGTTCTAGTTAGGTACGGAATGCAATGATCCGAAAATAATCTCTTCTCTGATCCTTTGCTGTCTACGCTCAAACCTTGAAAGTTGAGGCTTGCCCTGTGTTCTCTTCTTATTCTTTTGTGCTCTTTTAATCTTGTGCTGAGACACCTTGTTGTTGGACTTTTTCATTTAGATCCCTGGCTTTCTGATACGTTGTCACAAGGACAGATTATTGATTCTGGAAGTTCGTGAACCTTTGTTACGATAGTAATCATAGTCTCACACTCTTTGCACTTATAAACTTTCTTAATTCGTTTGCTCATAAACTAATCATACCATATTCATCAGTCAAAGTCAAGACTTATCTCCATCCCATGTTCCTATTTTTGTTGTAGGTATATGGTGATCTTGCCACAATCTTATCACATTTGGGTTGTCATCTACTGCATGTGTAACATCCCAAAGTGTACTTATCTTATCAAGGATATCTTTTTTTACTTCGTAGTCTGGCCTGTTATCATCGTCTGATCTCATGAATAACGCATGAGACTTAATATTATTCTTAGCAAGCCACATAGATGTTAGTCCACGATACTTTTCTTTGCGAGATGTAACAACTAAAATTGCGTGTCCATCACTAACAGAATTATTAAGCATTTCTAGCACATCCATATTTGGCAGGGCATTGATAGAGGCACCGTGAAAGGCATCGTAATCCCTATTAGAGCCACGAACGTAGTGAAGGTATGGATCTACATTAGCCAATGTACCATCGACATCATAGATGTGTGCTGTTGGCTTATTAATTTTGATCAACCTTGTATGTCATAATGAAATAACATGTTATGTAACCTGCAATAAATGCTGGTACTAAAAAGAATAAACTAATCATTTAAAATTTACCTGCCTCTCTGTTATCTTCTTGATCTGTAGTTAATTCAGCATCCCTTTTGTATAAATCATAAAAAAGGTCTGCAACGTGATGCTGAAAATGAATGCCTGGATGAGAATAGTTTGATGTCTTTTCGTTGTTTACGATAGAGTAGTCAGACCCCTGATCCCACCACATGCTATTTATAAATTCAGAGCCATGGTCTGATTTACAGTTCTGCCTTACAACACTAGAACATGACATTCGTGAGCCAGGTGGGAAGAAAGATGTAAAGTTTTTTAATTTAAAATCTTTAATGGTAGATAGTTGCTCCATAAGCATGTTAGTGTTCAGATCCCATGTTGTCCAATACAGTTTGATATTGTTTGATGAGCAAAATGATTCTAAAATATAGATAAAGTTTACAGCGTCTAATATTAGTTGGTGTGGTGAGGTTGCGTCTTCTATATATTTTTGATCTTCTACATCCATTAACAAAGAATCCTTATGCAATATTACGTTTGGATTGCAAAATGTTAATGACAAGATAGAGTCGTTTCCAATAAGCCCTCTTACTACCTTTGGCCTATAAAATTCTTTGTCAACTACAACCATGCTTCTAAAAAAGTCTGGGAATAAGCAAAAAATTTCTTTTGGCATCTTATTGTTTAGGCAATATTGGATGATATTGGTAGAAATACTTTCTGCAGATCCTCCAGGATTACCTAAATTTGTAACACTTTTGTTAATCCTATTACTTAGAATGTTTGTCCATCTACCAGACTCTGGAACTCCCAGACCAAATGTTATAGAGCAGCCAGAGGCTAATACGTCTGAGTTTTCATCAATTTCTCCACGAAAACCGAAGCGATTGATCTCATATGTATTATGCTCATCAATTGTTGCGTGATTTGCTTGATTAGGTATTGGATATTTGTCAACAGGGTCTGCAGCATTTGGAAGGTATAGCCCAAGATTATTTGTGTTTGTAAAATATTTTGTTAGATACTGATTATTTCTATCAGTAGGCTTATAGAAATCTAAAATATTTTTTGTTAAAAATTTCATAATTAATTATAACATAAAGGAAGCAAACCTTTATTTTTGCTCCACATCTTTATAATCTTTTTTCCAAACCTTTTTACCATCCTTATAGACAGGCCAGTAACCCAAGGCCCTCCAGTCCATCTTCGTAATCTTAGGCTCTCTTGGCACACCACACCTTGTAATCACTCATAGTTTGATGAGTATCCCAGTACTCAATGTTTTCTTTGTCCATACCGCAGGTTTTGCAGATCATGCTACATCATTCATACTAACTTTAATAGATAGTTCCTGCATGGCTATATCAAAAACCTGCTTTTCATCAAGGTCTGAGTAAGCCTGAGTTGTCCAAACAACCTGAGAAGTTTGTCCAGTAGGCTTATGCACTACATCTACGGTCCAGGTTTGCATTACTTCTCGCAAGCAATTCCGTCTTTGTCGCCATCAGACTTCTTGTTAGCCTCATACAGTGCAACATCTACCAAGTGCTTAGATGCCTTTGGCTTACCCTTAACCATGTTTTGAGCACCTTCAAGTCCTACTCCAAACTTGTACGCCTTATTTAGTTCTTTGCATGTATTAAAAGATTGTGCGTTAGATGGTGTAGCAAGGGCAACTGATAGTCCTACGATAGCGATAGATGCGATTGTCTTTTTCATTTTTATCCTTTTGTAGTAGTTATATTATAAGTATACACTTTGCGAGGGGATAAGTCAAGTCTATTGTCTATGCCGTTTCTTATTACCAAACTTAGACTTAACTTCAGCCTTAGCCTGATTAACTATGGCGTTCGTAATGTCTTCTAAATTAAACTCTTGGTCAAACTCTGCTTCGTTCATTCTGATACCCTTCGCTAATACCGTTGGCAATACCCTTAAGTCCATTATACACAAGGAATGCCACTATTGCAATAGGTCCTGCTGCAGCAATTATTATAGACATAATAATAAATATTCCTAATAGAATTGCATCTATCCCGCCAAAGATTTTTAGTTCTTCTTTAATAAGGTTCTTTAGTGTGTACCTAAATACAAACAACGAACAGATAAGCCATAATATTTTAATTATCATCCCAACTCCTTCTGAATTGCCTGAATAGTTTCGCAAGGGTATTCTTGTGTAAAACCATTGCTTGAACAATCACTGCACTGTTCTGCATATAGTGGGTTGTCTTCTCCGTCATACCCTCCACTCCATTGCATAACTGGTTTATGAAGTTCAATTACTGCACGAAATGCTCTCCATTCTTTATTTCCAAGCATTGCTTCATCATCTATCTTTGCCAATAATTCATCGTGTGTCATAAATCCTCATTAGCATTAAAGTCAGCCCATGTTGGGTCGCTTTCTGAAATTATTTCATGTGTTAAGTCCATAACACCAACAAGTGTTGGACCAGTGCATCCACCTAATTGCTCATCTCCACGCCAAATATCAGACTCCCAGCAATTTAATTGACGGTAGACATAAATAGTTAATGCATCACTCATGTGTAATCCTTCTCAATAATTAAATACCAGTGTATAAAAGTAATACTTAGCGATCTTTCTCTTGGGTAGAACTCAATCGCAAAACCCCAGCCATCACAGACACCACCTTTTAACCAACCCTTTGTAAAGTATCTCATGCTCGTGCCGTTTTTTCAAGGTAGTGAATCACATCACAATCTATATCACAAAGATCTAAAGAGATAATGTCTGCCACAATATCTGATCTAATTGAGTTCATCACTGCTCTGGTCAATTGCTCATCAATATCTAACTCAAGGTTAACATACTTAACCCATGGTTTGCGTAATGTATATGGTCCTATTTTCATATATCTATCATATCACTAAGACACTTGGTTGTGCAAGTTTAAAGAGTTAATACTTTCAATACATGTCATAACAGCCTTAGCCCAATTCTTAGCCCCTGGATATTCCATGTTAGAAGTTACGCTACGATTGGCATGCTTGTACCAAGTAATAACT